TTTGAATAATTGGAATATATCCTTAGTCATTAATATGCGATGTATGTTTAGTAATGCGAAATCGTTTAACCAAGGTTTGAATAATTGGGATACATCATCAGTCACTAATATGGAAAGTATGTTTAATAATATTAATCTATCAGTTCTACCAAATTGGTATAAAAAATAGATTAAATATATGTATAAGTTTTTATGAATATTTATTTTTATTTGTTATAAAAAAAGTTTATACATATTTTTTTCAAGTCTCTAAATATATTTTTTATTTTATTATGTAGCAGTTTGTAATATATAAATAAAAATAAAATATGTAAAATTTTAGGTTTTATAAAAATTAAATAAATAAATTATATATTATATATTAAATGTTAGAAACATTAACAAATTATTTTACATATTCTGAAAATAACTTAATGGACAATAATTTATTAAATATATGTTCTCAATTATCCGAATTAGGTTATGAAGATAAAATAGAAATTCCTCAAATAGTTGTATGTGCTACTCAAAGTGCTGGTAAAAGTAATACATTAAATAATATTATAAATTATCAGATTTTACCAGTTGGTAAAGTAATGACGACAAAAACCCCGATTCGTGTAGAATTGCGAAATAATGATAAAGAAGATATCTCTATTGGATATATTGTAAATAGTAATTTTATAGAAAAATATTCATATTTATTAAATAAAATAGATTATGATATAATAGAGAATAATATAACAACGATAACAAATACATTTATTGGTGATGAATATGGAATAAGTAATAAAGAAATAATTATAAAACTTAATTCTAAAAATATACCAAATTTAAATTTAATAGATTTACCAGGATTAATTGCAATAAATAAAACTGAAGTGGATACTAAATCACAAATTCGCAATTTAGTGAAAGAATATATTTTAAAACCAAATATAATAATTTTAGGAATCTTTCCAGCCAGATTAGATCTAGAAACTGATTATGGACTTGAATTAATTAAAGAATGTGATCCAAATTTTGAAAGAACAATTGGATGTTTAACAAAAATAGATTTATTACAAAATGAAAATATGAGTGATTATTTAACTAATAATATATCAGATAATTTGAAATTAAAATATGGATATTTTGCAATAAAAAATACAGGAGATGAGACATCATATTTTAAAACACATCCAGTATATTCTAAAATGTGTGAAGAGCAATTAGGTATTACTTATTTGACGAAACGCTTAAATAAAATATTAATTGATAAAGTAAGTATAATATTACCGTCAATATTAGATAATATAAATGAAAAATTAGAAGAAATAAATACTAAATTAATAGCGTATGGGGAAGATATTATATCAGATGATAAAGATTATATGTTAAATACTATAATACATCGTTTTACACAATCATTTATAAGTTCATTAGATAACAATATAATAGATATGAATTATAGTAAAATATTAAAGAAAACATTTATAGATTATAGAGAAGAAGTTGAAAATATAAAAGCATTTGAAGATTTAACAAATGAAAATATAGATAATTTATTAATAAATAATGAGAAAAACCAAATGTTTATAGAAATTAATTATATAGATATATTAGAAAAGATATTTAAGAATAATATTAAATCATTTAATATATTAAAGAATATTAGTATAAATTGTTCAAAGCAGATACATATAATATTATTTGAATTGATTGATAGATTAATAAAATATAATAATTTAAATAATTATGATAATTTGATAATACATATAAAAAATGTAGTGAAAGAAAAATTAGATGAACAAATGATAATAATAGAAACTGAAATAAATAATTTAATATTATTTGAAAAATCGTATTTATGGACAGAAAATAAAATTTTTATTGAAAAATATAATCAAATTAAACTAGAACTTGTTAATAATAAATATATAATAAAAGAATTATGTATAACATATTTTAATACTATTAAAGATACTTTTCAAAATATAGTTCCTAAATTAATAATGCATTCATTAATTAGAACATTAGAAAATAATATGAGTTCATTATTATTAAATAATAATACATCTGAATTATTAAAAGAAAATCAACATATAATTAATGATCGAATATCACTTAAAAATGAGAAGAAAAAATTAGAACATATTAAAAATAATATTAAAAATATATTAATATAAATTTGTACGGATAAATTTCAATATTTTTATCGAAATGAGTATTTTATATTATTTATTTATAGCAAATTTTAATGTTAATATACCATAATATACTATTTAAAGAATATTTAATATATAGTATTATAACCAAGACAATGCAAAGTTCAAAAAAAGAAATTGTTGATGCTGTTGTTGGCGAAAAAAAAAAGAAAGTAAAAAGTGATAAGAAAGCAAAAGTGAAAAAAGAGGTCGTTGCTGAATCTGTCCCAGAGACTGTTGAAACTGTCCCAGAGACTGTTGAATCTGTCCAAGAGACTGTTGAAAGTGCTGATGTTTCCGATGTTGCTGCGGACGATGCTGTTGTTGTTGAAAATTTACGATTTGAGCCATTTACTGCTTTAAATACTTTGATTGATTCTTATCGTTCCCAAACAGCTCAACATTTTAAGGATAGTCGTGTTCTTATTAAAAAAATTGAGAAAGAGTTTAATCGCATGGCAAAGAAAACTCGCAAAAAAAAAGGCAATCGTAGTGGATTTGATAAGCTACTAGATATCTCTGATAATCTTGCCGAGTTCATGGGTGTTCCAGCTAAGACCCAAAAATCACGCAATGAGGTTATTAAATTTATTCACAATTACATTAAAGATAATGAACTAAAAAATCAAGAAAATAAAAAGCAAATTATCCCAGATAAAAAACTTGAATCACTACTTGAATCTAAAGGACAAGTTGTAGAGTATTTTGGAAATCTTCAAACATTCTTGAAGCCACATTTCCTTAAAAATGTGGACAGTGCAGTAGATTCTTCTGCTTAATTTATAAAAATAAAAAAATAAAAAAATAAAAAAATAAAAAAATAAAAAAATAAAAAAATAAAAAAATAAAAAAATAAAAAAATAAAAAAATAAAAAAATAAAAAAATAAAAAAATATAAATATATATATTTTTTTTAATATAAATATTTACTTAAAAAGTCTTTGAGAATAGTTCAATATTATTTTTTTTTATATTAATATACATAATATTATCAGAACATTCATTACTGTCACATTTTTCAATTGGTATATTATTATTAATTGGTATTCTATAAATATTGTTATTAATTGTCAAATGTATAAAATCATTTGTTAATTTAAATAGAAATATATTAGTAAAATTTTCAAAATATGCACTGAATATTAACTCATTCATAGTATATTTATTTGAAAATTCTTTAAACTTATCTAACGCAGAATGCATATTAGTTATATATAATTTATGTGATTCTTCAAATAATTTAATTGTATGTTCATCAAATATATATGTATCCGAAATGATAGTATTTTTAGATATATAACATTCAATTGGAATTATAAAATGATGCTTAAATTCAATTATATAATTATTATCATTATACTTGAAATCTATAATATTATTATTCTCATTAAATGAAATGGTTGTTTTTTTGTAAATATGATATAAATATAATGTATGAATATATCGAGCCAAAATATTGGATATGTCTACATAATATTGATTTTCATGTGAAAATGAACTATTACAATCTAAGTCCATTGGCTTACCACATGAACACCATTCATCTGAAAATTTAAAATTGCGTCTAGTATTAATTTGTGAAGATTCATCGTGGTTCATATTTATATTTATATATATATAACAAATCAATTTTATAATTTATAGTATTGGAAAAATTTAAATATATGTCATATATTTAATAAATATTATAATGTATTTATTGATTATATTTTAAATATGTGAAAATAAAATATAATAAAATTGGAACACCAATAATATATAACGTAATATCATTATGAATAATTTTAATATTTTCATCAATAAACATATTTGGTCGTGTTAAATATACACAAAATAATAATACAGTATATGCGACAATTGTATTAAAAAACGGATTTTCTAAATTTAACATATTATATTATATATATATATAATTAAAAAAAAAAATAATTTAATTAACTATTAAAAACGTTAAAATTATATTAAATGATATTTTATATATTTATGTTAATTTATTTACTAATTTTATTAAATTATCATTTAATTTAGTTAAAATATCTGCAATATTTTCCCCAGACCGGTTTAATAAATAATTGTCCAGAATTGTATCATTATCACTATCGCTATCATATTCTGAATTATCTGACGAATTATCAATATCAGTATCATTTAATTTATTATTAAAATGATCTATTATTGCACTAAAATTCTCTGATTCTATTACTGACTCTATTTCAGAATTTTTTTCTAATAAATTTTCCATAATATATATATGAATGATTATATTTTATTAATTAGAACGAGTTATATAAGTATAAAAGATTTATACATATTTTTTTTAACTCATTGAATTTATAATTATTTTTGTAGAATAAGTTTTTTATATAAATTATATTAATTTTAATATAAAATTAAAAATACTAAATTATTAATATATATATATGGAACATTTACAAGAAGACTTTGATGAACGAATGTCCGTATTAGTTGAATTAATTAAAACAAATGTAGGAATTAATAGAATAAATTATGAAATACAATCAATTCTTCATTATTTTAATAATGATATTGATGTTCAAAATACATTAATATATTATATTTCTAAATGTAAATTAGATCATACATATCATATAAATTATCAAGATAATTCTCATAAAGAGATTGTTTTAATTACTCAATTTTTTATTGCTAGTACACAACAACGCCAATCTGAATTAGATACGTGTTTAACATTAAATATTTTAAATGATGATATACATGAAATATTATTATTAACAGAAAAATTTATCAATATTAAACAACATATAACTCAAAGTATTACATCTAAACAAATATTAAAAGTACGTCAAATTATTATTGGAAAACGTTTAACATTGTATGAATCAATTACTAAATGTATATATCCGAATAAAATATATATAATATCAAATAGTGACATATTTTTTACAGAAACAATTAATATATTAAAAAAAATTAATTTAGATAATAAAATATTTGCATTATCAAGATATGATTTAGTGAATAATTATAATACAATTGGACAGAATGAATGTAAAATATTCACACATAAAGGAACGTTTGGCGATCCGGTAATCGATAGTCATGATGCATGGATTATGACTAGTAATATTAAAAATGATATAAAATTAGATATCCCACTCGGTACATGTGGGATCGATAATATTGCAAACTATATATTTATTGAAAATGGCTACGAAATTTGTAATCCTGTATTTGATATTAATATTATTCATTATCATATTGATGAAAATAGAAATGATACTGTAAACGGAATGAGAAATAACTCAGGAAGTATTGTTGATACAGATTATACTAAACTTGAACTAAATGTTAAATATATTCAACAACAAAAATTGCAAGTTATTCATAATATTGAATCTATATGTACTATGTGCACGAATATGTCTTATCATAATGACCTTGTATTTTTGTTAAATTCAATTAAACAATATGAACCGAATATGAATATTTATATATTATGTGATACGTTTGTTTATAATACAATTTTAATAGATTTTCCAACATTAAATATATATCGCAAAATTGGACTTGATTCATATTCAAATATGAATCGAAAACAAATGGAATCAACCAATACAGAATTATTTAAAGATTTATGTTTTGAAAAAATTAATTGTGTTAATTTCGCATTAGAACAATGTAGCAATACTTTATATTTAGATGCTGATATTATATTATTTAATAAACTTAATTTACATATTCCAATTGATTGTGATATTGCATTATGCCCACATTATATTTTAAAAGAAAATACCGATTTATATGGATATTATAATGCTGGAATGATGTTCATTGCAAATAAAAATATATGCACAACTTGGCAAAATTGTAAATATACCACACGATTTTTAGACCAATCTTGTCTAGAAGATATAGCAAAAATATATAAAACATTTGAATTAGATTATACTTATAATTATGGATGGTGGAGATTATTTCAATGTGATAATTCTCAAGAAAGATTAAATAAATTTAAAATATGTAAAAATACAAATGTATTATTATATGATTATATTCCAATCAAATGTATCCATACACACATATATGAAGTAAATGATACACAAACTCAACAATTTAATAATATTATAATTAAATTAATAGAAAATAACCCAATATATTCATGGTTATTGGATATAATAAAACCAAATGTAAATATAATAAAACCAAATGTAAATATAATTGAAGAATATATAGATAATAAAAAATTAGATATAATTTATATTCCAAAACAACCAAGAAATGATAATTATAGTCATAAAAATGATACCTTTCGCGAATTAGTAAAATTATGGGAAATAGCAAAGTTAGTTAAAATTGAAGAATATGATGGACAACATATATATTTTAATAATATTAATGATATATTATTATATGATAGACCTACATTAGATTGGTTAGATAATGAAAATTATAATATTGGATTATTTGGTAATCCAAATATACCGAATAATTCTAAAATTAATAGTTCATGGATTTTTTGGGCACGACATCCAGAATTATTAAATAATTATATTACAAATAATTTGTTAAAAACATATAATGAACGATATATTAATTCTATATTTATTGGAAATATTGAAAATAATATTCAAGAACAATACCGTAGCAATAAGTGGTGTAAATATATAGATTTCTTTGAAATGACGAATAATATTGACGGAAAATATAAATATACACATAAAAATTATCTTCATTTATTATCATTCTCTAAATATGGTCTGTGTATTCGTGGATTCGGTCAAAAATGTAATCGTGAAATTGAATATCTTGCTTTAGGAGTTGTTCCACTGATTACATCTGAAATATCTCTGGAATATTATAATAAATTAATAGAAAATATACATTATATTAAAATAAATTCATATGAAGATATACTTAAACTTGATAATATTACAGAAGAACAATGGACTATCATGTCGAAAAATTGTATTAAATGGTATAATGATAATTGTTCTATACTAGGTTCTTATGACACTACAATTAATATTATTACTGAACTAAAAAAATCACAAAAATATATTAAATTAAATAAAAATAATTTTTTAGAAATTACAGAAAACCCTAAAATTACAGAAACACCAAAAATTACAGAAAACCCTAAAATTACAGAAACACCAAAAATTACAGAAAACCCTAAAATTACAGAAACACCAAAAATTACTGAAAACCCTAAAATTACAGAAACACCAAAAATTACTGAAAACCCTAAAATTACTGAAACACCAAAAATTACAGAAACCCCTAAAATTACAGAAACACCAAAAATTACTGAAAACCCTAAAATTACAGAAACACCAAAAATTACTGAAAACCCTAAAATTACAGAAACACCAAAAATTACTGAAAACCCTAAAATTACTGAAACACCAAAAATTACTGAAAACCCTAAAATTACTGAAACACCAAAAATTACTGAAAACCCTAAAATTACTGAAACACCAAAAATTACTGAAAACCCTAAAATTACTAAAACACCAAAAATTACAGAAACACCAAAAATTACTAAAACACCAAAAATTACAGAAACACCAAAAATTACAGAACATATAGAACGAAACACAAATAAGAATATTATAGTTAAAGAAGGTATGCAAGTTAAATTTATACGACAACCACCATATTCACTTGACAATATTGATCAAATGTTAGCAATTCATAATAATAACCATACTCCAATTAATTGGAATGTTTCATGCAATTTTGAAAGAATACAACAAATTTACATTGAAAAAATTGATGATAATATTAAATATTTACATAATAACGGTGAACTATCAAATAATCGTCTAAAATTTAATCATAATAATATTATTAAATTTGAATCAAATTCTGATGACGTATTTTTCAATTTAGTACAACACTGGGGATATGGTTATTATCATTTTATATGTGAAATTCTTCCTAGAATATTATTCTATATAAAACACGAACATTATTTTAAAGATAAAAATATATTCTTTATATTATATTTTAATAATACGTTTATTCAACAAGCTATAGAATTATTACCTCATGTGCAAAATATACAAATAATACAATTTGATAATGATAAAATTTATGATATTCATAATATTAATACATATATGATTACACCCACTGTATGTGGTAATCCATCACAAGAAGGTATTCAATTAATCCGACAATATTATCTGCCAAATATTGCACCGATAGAAGAATGCTGTATAATTATTAAAAGAAATGAAACAGATAGATCAATTGAAAATTTTGAGGAAGTATTTAACTATATTAAATCTGTATTCCCAAATGAAAAATGGATTGTATTTGAATCATCAACTCTTAACGAGACTAGATATTTATTTAATAATGCAAAATTAGTTATTGGTGCACATGGAGCGGGATTATCCAATTTAGTTTTTGCGAATGAAAATATATATGTATTAGAATTTTCACCAGCAAATAATTTTAATTGTTGCTACTGGCATTTGAGCAATTTATTGAAACAAAATCATATAATTATGCCAATTCATAATTATGACGGTAATAATAGTTTTAAAGTTAATATTGAACAATTAAAAAAATATATTGTACATATTTATAATAAAATTAAATTTTAATAATATTCAGTTATTTCATTATAAATATTCATATACATATCTGGTAATACTCTTGTATAATTATTATCTGAAAATATATTATTAATTGTTGAATTACATTCGCTATTTTTTTTATCCAATATTATTATAGGATCATCATAAATATTATAATTTTTTATGGATCTTTCATTATCAATTGTATTATAATGATCTGAATTATTTTCAAACAATTCAATATAATCATTTTGGAAATTATTTATATAATCAAATATCATAGTAATACGAACATGTTTATTCATAATAATAATAAAATTGTATAATAACAATCAATTTTTATAATATATTTAATTTATTTTAATTTTACAATTAATTAGCAATATAAAACATATTTGTACAATCTACTATATTATTTTCAAACTTCCAATTCATTAAATTTTTATTAAAATTTAATGCACCATTAAACATATTTGTCATATTTTGTACATTACTTACATTCCAACTATTTAATGGTTTATTAAATAATGAAGCATTGTGGAACATATTATGCATATCTGTAACTTTACTAACATTCCATTTGTCAATACATTGATTAAATACTTCTGCCCCATAAAACATAAATGTCATACATTGTACATTACTTGTATCCCATTTATCTAAAGGTTTGTCATAACAAAATGCATCACTAAACATCCAACACATATGTGTTACATTACTTGTATTCCAATCCTCTATATTATCATTAAAATGTAATTTATAATAAAATAAATTATTCATATCAGTTATATATGTTGTATTCCATTGCGATATATGACCATATATTTTGATAGCTTTATCTGAATTATTACACCATGCATCTACTGCATATTTTAATTCTATATATATACGTGGTGTATAAAAATACTTCTCTATTCTTGATTTATTTTTTATAAAATAATTTAATAATAATTTATTTGAACTATATAATTTAATTACTTGTTTATATGATGACATAATTACATAAAAATAATCATCAAATATATAAGAATTATTATCTAAACATGATTGCATAATTAAGAATTTTATTAAATAAAATCAATTTATAAAAAAATATTAATTAAATATTCTACATATTTAATAAAAAAAAAACAGAGTGTATTATGCTTAAATATTTATGAGAAAAGTAGGGGAACATTAGATAATTCGTCTAAAATGTACCACGAAACCCCATCACTAATTACTGCGATTCGCGAACCGACAGTTAATAGATTAACCCCGATACTTTGCATTGTTACAGTTGTGCCACTTGCAGCACCTAATGTAGTTCCAGGTGGTGACGTATCATATATAATTGACGTAGCAAAAATGGTACTTGCTGAAGTTAATGCAAGGTGGAATGTACTATTTACAACAGTGACGATGAATTGAAATTTTAAACCAGCAGTAGTTGCGGCAGGAAGAGACACATTTAAATCGGCGGTGCAATTACAAAAATAGATAGTTCCTGAATCAAGTTTATCGAGAGTAATTGCAGAACTAATTGTAGAAGTTTTTTCTGTAGTGTATAATTTATCAACTTCTAAATTCGAAAAATTTCCATCGTAAGTGATTTCACTCATTATATAATATTATATTATATTTTTTTTTTCGTTTTTTTATCTAATATAATACTATATAATGGGAGGAGGTCTGCTTCAGTTAGTAGCAAATGGAGCACAAGATGTTTATCTAACTGGTAATCCACAGATTACTTTTTTTAAAGTAGTATATAGAAGACATACTAATTTTTCAATTGAATGTATAGACCAAGAATTTACAGGAACATCTGATTTTAATAATAAAGTTTCATGTATTATCTCTCGTAATGGAGATTTAGTAGGACCAATGACATTAAAGGTAAAATTACCGGCGGTTGGCTCAAATGGTGTATGGAGTGGATACACTAACAATATCGGACACGCATTAATAAAAGAAGTAGAAATAGAGATTGGTGGTCAGCTAATTGATAAACATTATTCAGAATGGTTAGATATTCTTGATGAAATTAATGACAATGAAGAACAACGGAAACTAATTGCTAAATATAAAAGTGCAGCATCATTAAGAACAAATAATGCTGCACGAACTGTATATATTCCATTAAAATTCTGGTTCTGTAATAATCCTGGACTAGCATTACCGTTAATTGCTTTACAATATCATGAAGTTGAAATTAAAATTACATTTAGAAGTATGGCACAATTAATAAAATCAGATGCTGTATTTACATCACCATCTGGATCAATTACTAGCGCATCATTATTAGTTGATTATATTTATTTAGATACTGATGAGCGTAGAAGATTTGCGCAAGCTTCTCATGAATATTTAATTGAACAATTACAATATACTGGTGCAGAGAATATTAAATCAACTGATACTACCAAAAACATTGAATTAAATTTTAATCATCCTGTTAAATATATCGCATGGGTTGGCAGAACTAATACAAATGGATCACAAAATGCTATTACCGGTAATAACTACTTCACTTACACCAATTCATCATCTGCTAAACAATTCTCTAATGTTGAGCTATTATTTAATGGACAAAATAGATTTCGAGTACAAGATGAAGATTACTTCAGATTAGTTCAACAAAAAAATCACTTTAACCGAATTTCAGATAAATATGTATATACTTATTCATTCGCTTTAAAACCATTGGAACATCAACCATCTGGAACAAGCAATTTCTCGCGAATTGATAATGCCACACTTAAATTAGGAATAAATGGAAGTGATGCACGTGAAGTCCAGATTTACGCATGCAACTACAATATTTTACGAATTATGAGTGGTATGGGAGGTCTTGCATATTCTAATTAAATATTATTTAATTATACACATTTTTTTTAATCTACATTTATATTATAATATATGGCATATAGAACCAAACCATATAAAATATAAAATATATAATTAAATAAAAAGAAATTGAATTCATCATGATTATTTAGATTTATTATAACACCACTAAATAAATATTTGAATGATTAATTAATCGGCAAAATTATGAGCTCATTTGAATGAATTATTACATTAGAATTATTCGTTAATATATCAATATCTGAAATCATGATATAATCAAATATACTAAGAAATTGTAATTTTTTAAGGGACTTTAATGTATCTAATTCATTTATCCACGTATTGTTTAAATTTAATATTTCAAGATTAATTAATTTAGATAATTCATGAAAATATATTATATTAAAACAATTAAATAATTGTAGTTCTATTAAATTAGTAAAATTAGTTAAATCTGGTAATGTATTTATACTTGTTGAATTTAAATTGAGCACTTTCAATTGTGTTAAGTTAAATATTGGTGAAAACTCATTAATATTAATACAAGATTCTAAATTCAGATTTGTTAATTTTGTAAGAGAATTTAATATATATAAATCATTAATCCACGTATTTCTTAAATTTAATATTTCAATATTAATTAATTTACATAATTCATGAAAATATATTATATTAAAACAACTAAATAATTGTAGTTCTATTAAATTAGTAAAATTAGTAAAATCCGGTAATATATCTATACTGGTGTAATTTAAATTAAGAACTTTTAATTGTGATAAGTTAAATATTGGTGAAAACTCAGTAATATTATTACAAGATTCTAAATTAAGATTTGTTAATTGTGTAAATTTATCAAAATAAGATATATCTGTAATAGATGTATTTTGTAAATCTAGTGTAGTTATATTATATAATATTGATAATCCATTAAAATTTCTAATATCATAACAATTCTTCACTGATAAATATTTTAATTTATGTAAATTATTTAAACAATTTAAAGAAGTAATATTTGTATAACATAAATTTAAAAATTGAATTTTTGGTAAATTCGATAAATACATCGTTTTACTAATTTTTACACAACGTTCTGTATGTAAATATTTCAAATATTTTTCAGTAGGATTATCATACATATTTTTAAGATATGGATATTCTATATCTATGTTTGTTATATTACGAAATTTAGATATATATTTAAAATTAATATAATGTTCATAAGGATAATAATGTAATATCATATTAGTAAATAATGAATGATTAAATAATTTTGATGTTTGTATAAGTGTAAAAATTGTATGATATTGGTGAATATCTGAACATACGATTGTTAATATATCGTTACTTAATTTTGAAATATTATTCATAATAATAATAAATAATAATAATAATGATTATAATTATATATCAATTTTGTTTATAAATATTATAATATATGTTATAATGTTTTATCTACAAAATATAAAACTAATAAATCACAACATAATTATAATCATTATAAAATTTTTTCATTAAATTAGTAGGTTTATTTATACTATTAGTTAATTTTATTATCAATAAAATATAATATATATATATATTATATAAATAATATATATATATTATATAAATAATTATGTTGAATAATAGTGATGTTGCATCATCACAATATAAAGAAGAAGGAACAATTGGTGAGGAAAATATAGAAGGAACAAAATTAGAAGAACCTATTAAACATCATATGAGTATGTTTGAGTTAGATATAAAAATGAATCAGGAATTACAGAATATATATAAGAATGACTTACAATTAGATGAAAATAATAGAAAATTATTTTTATTATTTATTGATGTTAATAGAGATATATTTGAATTATACACGAAAGATAATAGAACACAATTTTTAGAGAATTATAATATAACGAAAGAAATATTCGGTTTTTCGTTTTGGAAAGATATAACATATTTACATAAATTAGATAAAACATTACATAATAAATATATATATAATTTATTATCATCTTCTCAACAAGATTTATTACAAGAATCATTAAAAGTAATTAAACTTGATAAACATAATAATTCTAAATTAATGTCTACAACTAATTTTAATTTTGTAAAATTAAATACATTAGACTTACAAATGGATAATAAAATTCATGAATTTGGAATGAAACAAAGTTTAAAAATGATATATTCATTACTTAGTAAAAACATAAATAAAACTGATGAAGAAATCGCAGAATATATAAATACAGTATTAGAACAAGGGAATACACAATTTCCAGATAATTTTGGAGTAGTATTACATAACAACATAGGAGATAATATATATGATTATGAAGTGGAATATTTTAATATTAATTTCAACCAAAAAACTATAACTCTGAAAGAATATATTTATTATACTTTTGTATATATATTGTTGTTGTATTATATTGATAATAATATGGATATCGCAGATTATTTTAAAAATGAGGATATTGGAATGGCTTCGAATATAAAAGAATATAATTATGAAGATTATAATAAATTAACAACATTTCTAGATAATAATTTTCAACAATATTTGAAAGATACATATCCAGAATCTAAATTATTACAAAAAGGAGGTAATTTTGATCCACATTTTATTCATGAAGATGTATTACCAAAATGTGTTGAAGAAGAAGGATTACTGAAATTAGATATGACAAATATTCTCCAAATTAATATAGAGGATTTGTATACAAATAATATGGATTTTAAAGTTAATAATAAATGGTTTAATAAATTTTCAAAAATGCCTTGTATAGATAAAACAATTGAACCATCTGACCCAACCGAAATATTTCCACATTTTATAAGAAGTGTAGTGCACAGAAATAATTTAACAAAGAATATGAGTTTATTGGATATAGATACACAAATAAATAATGAATATTTAAAATGGTTCTACAGACCCATTATATTAGGCACATCAAAGTATAACTTTATGAATATGGTAAAATATCTACATATTGATAAGTATAATATATATGATTCATATATTCAAAATGTTGATGAAACTATACCAGAAAGTAAGGTTCAAATGTATCCATATTATTATACAATTTATTATAATAAGTTATGGATGCAACTACAATGTTATAATACAGCACCAAATGGATTTCTAAATCAAATGACAGAAAATGGTAATGAAAATTTGAATAGCTCGTTTTATGATAAATATAAAAATATGTCATCAACATTAACTTTTTTATTTCCATTTATAATCGGTATTAATATTACACAAAAGGTAAATAATGAATATAAATATACTACATTATCTCTTAATTCTGAACAATATTATACAATCGAAAATATAGATAAATATGATTATATTGGATATATATATTTACCATTTAAGAAAGATAGTAGAAATTTAACAAAAGATACTAGATTATCGAAAGGAAGAATGGAAAAAGGTACTGCTCATTTGTTATATTTTATATTTAAACATAAAGAAAAAAATACGATAGTTATCAGCAATCATCGGAATAAAATATATGTGTTTCATCAAAAAGAAACAAATGTTATTTTGTTGGTAGAATTAAATATAATTGGGTATTTAAATAAATGGGACAAATCTTATAATACATGGACATTATATCCATATCTCGCAATTTATACTAAAAAATATAAAAATTATAATAATTTATATGAATTAGACGAAGAAATTAATCATAAAACATATTTATATACAAGTACATTAAATTATGATGAGTTAAAAACCAAGGAAAATGAATTAAATAACCGCTTCTATGAAAATAATGAAAGTAATAATGGAAATTTACAAATACAATTAAATATACCTACTGAAGAAGAAATAAATAATGAAAATAATAAAGAAAATGGAGTACATTTATATTTAATTCCAATTATTCCAATACTTATGCATAAAAATATTAAATTTATATGTCCTAAACAAGATGAATATATAATAAAAGATTATAAGAGTTTATTAGAAAATAAAGTAAATAATAATAATTTAATACAAGGAGGAAACGGAAAAAATACATATTTCTATAAATATCTAAAATATAAATATAAATATCTAAAATATAAATTATAATATAATATTAATATATGACTACACGCAAATCAAAAAAAAAATCTTCAAATGAATTTAAAATTAATATAAAACAATCTACTACATATATTAATAATTTATTTATTAATATAGATGATAATATATCAAATATTATTAATAAATATTTGAAATATCAATTGTCAGATGAAATATTCGAATTTGCAAAAAATATTACAAATAAAGTATATTATAAATATATAACAAATATAGATATTACATATTTTATATATGAATTACAAAAATATAATTTAAATGATGTATTAATTATTTCACCTAATTTACATATAGCATCTTCTATTGAATATATAAATGAACATTTTAAGAATAATTCTATAAAATATAACACAATTTTATTAAAAAAATATTCAAGAGCATCAAATGAAATATTTAATAATAATATAAATAAATTTGAAAAATTATATAACAATACAAATAATAATATTTTAGTATATGATAATTATATAACTAAGTTGGAGCAATTAGATATTATATTACCAAAATGTAAAAAATATAATTTTATAATTCTTGATAATATAAATCCAAATAATGAATTTTATAAATATAAGTACTATAGTACTGAGACTATAAATTATAAAAATAAAATATATGTCGAAGTATTATTAGTACAAATATATAATATTTTGAATAATTTAAATACACATGGAGATTGTATTATATATTGTATAATACCATATAATGATGAAATTAAACAATTATTATATTATATTTCGTCAAAATTTAAATATTATACTATAAATAAAGGATTATATACATGGTATGCTGATTGTTTTATAATTCTTAAAGATTTTCAAGGTACATCAAATAATGATATTAAATTAATTAATAATTTGTATAATAAATATAAAAAAATTTATCCTAAAAATATTAATAATACATCTGTTACGGATTTATTTAAAAAAAGTATCGTAAATATTTTAGAACCAGATAGTATCAATAAATATAAAATATTCGAAAATAAAGCAAATAATATCGTAAATAATACTATAAATGTTATTAATAATATGATTGAGGAAGCATATTATATAGCAGAAGAAATTAAAAATGGGAATACAGATATAGTTAAATATTATGAACAAAAAAATATAGCGGATACTATTGGGTTAGCAAAATCAATTGGTATTGAATTATTACCCAGATTACAAGAAAAAGTATTTAATGATGAATTTGGTAAAACTATATTAGCAAATATATATTCTTATGATAATTATATTTGGTACAAATTTAAAAAACACGAACTGCCTAAATTTCATTTTAATATTAAACTAGATACACAATTAGAAATATTTGATAATTTTGTACAAAAATTTCGCAACGCTATGAAAATTATTGATACTAGAGAATTAAAAGAATATCAAAATATTAAAATGAAAGTTAGACATTATGAAAAAACTCTATCAAAACATATTGAAACAAATTTTACGAATAATCATAAAGTAAGTAGAGCATTTTTAAAATCATACGAAATTATTGAAACATTTGATTTAATTAATACTAAAGGAAAAACATTTAATGCTTTTTTTATTTGTGAAGCACCTGGTGCGTTCATTTTAGCAGTAAATCATTATATAAAAACTCAAACAAATATTGAAAATTATAATTGGATTGCTCAGACATTAAATCCAAAAGTTAAATTCCAAAATGAAAAAGGATTTGGGGATGATTTCAAATTAATGAAAAATTTTAAAAATAGATGGGATTTAGGACCATTTCATACAGGCGATGCAACTGATATCAATAATATTAAATATTATAGAAAAATATACAGAAATAATAATTTACATTTAGTTACTGGTGATTGTGGTATTGCGAATATTTTCGATTCTGACCCAACACATCTTGCGGATAAATTACATATCGCACAAATTATTATTATGTTAAGTATTTTAAAAAAAGGAGGTAATTTTATTTTGAAATTATATTTACCATCAATTTATCCGGTATATATTTCATTGTTTTATTTAATATATACTCGTTTTAATAGTTTCCAAATTTATAAATCATTCCAAAATTCATGGTCTCCTGAATTTTATATTGTAGGAAAGAATTATCAAGAACCTATCAATGATAATGAATTTAATAAACTATTATATTTAATTTCTAAATTTAATATTAATAATACAATTATTAAATTAGACAAAATTCCTGAAGCATTCACTGAACAATTAAATCAAATTATACATGAATTATTACATAAATTCAAATTAGCAATTAAAAGAGTTATTTATTACGTTGATAATAAAAATGATATCAGTAAAAATGATATGAAAAAATTATATATGTCAATCAAAAATAAAAATGAAGATTGGAGCAAAATATTTAAAATTAAAAAAATTAATAAAAAAGATTTAATTCATTAAATATTTGTATAATTTACAAAAAAAATATATATTTAATTTAGATAATAAAATTTAAGTTTTATTAGTATTTTATAGTACAATTTTGTAATTTATCTAATATTGTAAAATCTGTTATCAAACTACAACCGGATACTCGAATATATTTTAATTTAGCTAAATTAATAAAACACGATAAATCTATTATAGATGTATATGAAATATCAATAAATTCCAATAATGTTAAATGTGATAATATTGTAAAATCTGTTATTTTTTTACACCTAGGTAAATATAATGTTTTCAATTTAGGTAAATTAATAAAACATGATATATCTATTATAGATGAATGTGAAATATCAATAAATTCCAATGATGTTAACTGTGATAATATTGTAAAATCTGTTATATTTTTACACGCATGTAAATATAATGTTTTTAAATTATATAAATGTTGTAAGCAAGATATCTCAAGAATTCTAGAACATCCCATGGAAAGAAATTCTAAAGAATGTAAGTTTGATATATATGAATAATCTATTCCGGTAACATAACCATTAAATTCAAATCTTCTCAAATTTGGAAGATTTTGTAGAAATGATATATTTCTAATCTTAATCCCATTTAATATTATACATTCCATTTGGTTTATTTCATTATTAATTGAAAAATCTTCAATATATACACAATCACGTAAATTAATATGATATAATTTTGTAAAATTTGATAAATACGAAATATCTGCTACACGTGTAGCACTTATATCTAGTTGTTGAAGATTTGTAAATCTATATAAGTTGGAAAGATTAGGTAGTTTATTACATTTAATTTTTGTAAATAATTCATAATAAAATTTACGATGACTATTAAGTATATTTATTATTGTATGTTGATCACATATATATGATAATATATATATTAATATATCTTCAGCCAAGTTGATATTATGTAAAAAGTCCATGAGGTAATTTAATATTGTAAATGTATTATCAATTTTGTAATTAATCGTTATTATACAATTATACAATGTATAAACATCAAAATGCGTATTATTAAGACATATTAAAAATACTTGAAATATTTGAATTAATTGATATAGGTAAGTTGTGTCCAAATAGTATCATATATGCTAAAACTATTGTTGATAGTAGAATACTACGATCTGTCGATATTCCATTAGATTGTTTAAGAGCAAATTTCATTATAAGATATGCTACAACACCAATAACTGCCGAATGAAATACCATCATTAATCCACTCTCCATATTCATACCCATTAACATCATTTATATATATATATATAATATTTTTTTTTTATTAATATTATATATATATATTATAGCACAAATTGAAAAAAAATATTATATATATATATATATATATATGAATAATTATTACTATTTAGGTGGCAGTACCACAGATAAAACTAAAATGGAAAAATCACTCGATGCTACAATATTACTGGTGGAAACATTAAATAATCTATTAAACATAAATATTACAATAAAACCAGCGACAAATGCAACATATAAGGAACATGAAACGTTTATGAATGAACATAAAAATATGAATAAGGATTCCAGATACTATTATAATGATGGTCAGTTAATATATATTAATGGTGATAAATATTCATTAGAGAATATGAATTATTATGTAACACAAATAAATTATATTAAAAATAATAAAATTAAATTATTAGGAGAATTCAAAAAAAATAAAGATCGTATATTAATACCAGTAAATGCAGATAAACCGAATGAGAAAGTATCAGCTGAAACATTAATTACATCATATCTGAAAATTATTGTTATGCCTATATTATTAATGAATACATTAAAAAAAACACATATAACACAATTAATTACAGAGATACAACAAATAATGAAGATTTTTCTTGAAACGATTGAACAAATTTATATAGAAGAAATTATAGCGAAGAATGGTTTAACAGAGAAACCAAGTGGTGAAGCAAGTGGTGAAGAAAATATTGGAAAAAATATGAAAAATATAGTAAGTTCAACATATAAAAAAATTTCAAATGAATTAGATTTTAATATTTTTAGCAGATTTGGGATAACTGGTGCGGTTCTTATTATAATATCATTAATAATTATTGTAATATCATTATGGTTCTTTTTAAAGAATAAATAATTTTGTTAATATTTATTTAAATATGTAATTTAATGTAATGAAATGTTTCATTCATTTTTTTATAGATAAATTTTTTTGATGTTTTTTAGATTTAATATGTAATTCATAACGATTTTTAAGTTTAAATGTTTGATTACATATTTTACAATTAAAACAATTTGCGGAAGGTCTATTAATTTTAGGAGATATATGTAAATTATTATATTTTTCATATAAATCTTGATCACCAATACAAACCATGAATGGTGTTTTTGGAATTTTATAATTACGAAAAATTTTATTAAAGTTAGTATCCCAATTATTTGTATCATACAATATATCAGGTTGATATATACGAATAATACTATAATTATTATTAAATGCTTGTTGAATTTTATATGTATCATTTTTAAATGTTTGTTCAGGTGTTTTCCATTTTGCAATTTGTTGAAAATGTTGCGGACCATCAATTTCAATAATTAATTTTAGTTCTTCAATACAAAAGTCAAAAGGCATAAAATTATTATTTGTTTCAATTGCACGACACCATTCATAACGTGTTTGATAAAGCAATTTATATTCATAATTATTTATAAACCAATAATTAAATATATCTTCTGTTTTATTATAACATTTTGGACATTTACTATTATTACAAGATATATTATATAATAGACTAGTATAATTATGTTCTTTATCACAAATAAAATGACCAAGATAATGACTATTTAAAGCTTTAAATCGTGGATTAACTAAAATACCTTTGTCATCAAAATTATTATCTATATCCCATTTATTAATAATTGGACTAGATTTAAATGAACGTTTTAAACAAGTATTACAACTCATATTATCACAAAATGAATCAGAATTATGGCAACAATACTTACATCGATTTCCTGCAGTAAGATGATTTGGTGTAATATCAAAAATATGATTACATTTATGGCAATTAAACCAGATTGTATCTTTAGTAGAACTTTTATATATTTCTTCAGGATGTTTTTTATTTATTTTATAATTCCAATTTATAATATATGGATTTAAAATGATTGATTTATTATAACAAATATTACAATTATCTTCTTTATTACATATATTTTTAGCACCAGAACAACAATATGAACAACCAGTTTTATATTTTGGAGCTTTTTGAAAATTATGTCCACAATCAATATTATCACATTTAAACCAATATTTTATATTACTACCATCTTTAATTTTATTTATTTGTTCTTGAGATACATTATTTCGTTTAAGATCAAAAAGTTGAATACATTTTTTACCAGAGTTAAAGTATCTTCTTTTATTACATATATCACAATTCATATTACTACATAAATCTAAATTATTTTTAGTACATTCTTTTTTATTATTCGACATATTAAATTGAAACTAAAATTATATTTATTATATATTTAATATAAATATTATAATCAATTTTTAAATATATTATAAATTATTTTTTATACTAAATTTTTTGTAATATTAAATGATACATTAAACAAAAACATATAACACAATTAATTATAGAGATACAAAAAATATTACAGATTTTTATGGAAATGATTGCACAAATAGTTCAAGAAGAAACTATAGCGAATAATGGGTTAACAGAGAAACCAATTGGTGAAGAAAATATTAGGAAACATAATGAGTTTAACATAGCGAAAAATTTCAAATGCAGTAGGTTTAAATATTTTTAGAAGAATTATAATATTTGGTTCTGTTATTATAATATCATTAATAATTATTGTAATATCATTATGGTTCTTTTTAAAGAATAAATAATTTTGTTAATATTTATTTAAATATGTAATTTAATTTGAAAGATATTTATTTTATTTTATTTTTATGTTTATCAGAATTAATATGTTTATCATAATTACTTTTACATTTATATACTTTATTACATAATTCACAATTAAAATTAATAATATTATGTCGATAATTCTTTTCAGGATATATGCATAAATTATTATATTTTTCATATAAATATGTATCTTCACTAATACATATCATTTTTGGTATTTCCGGAATTTTATAATTATTTATAATTTTATGAAAATTATCTTTCCAATATTTTTTTTTATTATATATATCAGGTTGATATATACGAATAATACTACAATTATTATTAAATGCTTGTTGAATTTTATATGTATCATTTTTAAAATTTTGAACCGGAGTGTTCCATGTACTAATTTGTTTAAAATGTTGTGGTCCATCTATTTCGATAAATAATTTTAATTCTTCAATATAAAAGTCATAAGACATATACGCATTTTCAGGAATTGACCGACACCAATCAAACTTTGCTTGATGTATAAATTTATAATTATAATTATTATCTAAATAATTTTTAAAAATTGTTTCTGTTTTAGTATAACAATTAGAACACCAACTATTATTACCAGAAATATTATATAACATACTTTTAAACAAATGTCCTTTATCACATTTAAATTGTGCGTTATAATGACTATTCAATGTTTTAAATCGTGGATTAACTAAAATTCCATTATCATCAAAATTATTATCAATATCCCAATAGTGAAGCATTGGACTTGATTGAAATGAACGTTTAAAACAGAAATCACAATTCATATCATTACATAATTTATCCGAATTATAACAACAATAACCACATCTATTTCCTACAGTAAGATGATTTGGAGTAATATCAAAAACATGATTACATTTATGACAATTAAACCAGATTGTATCTTTAGTAGAACTTTTATATATTTCTTCAGGATGTTTTTTATTTATTTTATAATTCCAATTTATAATATATGGATTTAAAATGATTGATTTATTATAACATATTTTACAATTATCTTCTTTTTTACATATTTTTTTAGCACCAGATTTACAAAAAGGACATCCAGTATTTTTTTTAATTGTTTTTTTAAAACTATGATTACATTCATTATTATTACATTTAAACCAATATTCATAATTGCTACCATATTTAATTTTATTATATTTTTCATTAGATAAATTATTTTTATATTTATCAAACATTTCAATACATTTTTTATTAGAGTTACAATATCGTCGTTTATTACATATATCACAATTCATATTACTACATAAATCTAAATTATGTTTAGTACATTTTTTATTATTATCTGACATATTAAATTGAAACTAAAATTATATATTTAATATAAATATTATAATCAATTTTTAAATATATTATAAATTATTTTTTATACTAAATTTTTATATAGCGAATATTTTTATACTAAATTTTTAGCAATTATATTATAATTAATTAATTTAATTAATTAGTTTAATTATTCAAAATTTTTTTCTTGTCTTATAATATATTAAAATGGGCGGGGGATTGATGCAGTTGGTCGCATACGGTGCACAAGATGTTTATCTGACTGGAAATCCTCAGATAACTTTTTTCAAAATTGTCTATAGGCGACACACTAACTTTTCAAAGGAGTGCATTGAGCAGACCTTTAGCGGAACCGTGGGTCTTGGTAAGAAGGTGACGTGTACGATATCCCGTAATGGAGATTTAGTTCAGGAGATGTATCTTCGATTCAAGGCAGCAGCAATTGCGTCTCCTCCTGAGGCAACGCAGGATTGTACGAATATCATTAACACTGTAGAACTTGAGATTGGAGGTCAGAAGATTGACAAGCATTATGCTGAGTGGTTAGATATCTACAATGATTTATATGTAACTGATGAGGAGCATGCTTACCGAAGTGTTCTTGCTCAAGGAGATACTGAAGAGCATGTACTGCCCCTTCGTTTCTGGTTTTGTCGCAATCCTGGTCTTGCCCTACCTCTAATTGCTCTCCAATACCATGAGGTTAAAGTGAATGTTGAATTCGCTTCTAATTTCGGTCTGTCTGGAAGTACCACCACGGTATCTGACGCATCTCTTCTTGTAAATTACGTTTATCTTGACACTGATGAACGGCGCCGATTCGCACAGGTATCCCACGAGTATCTAATTGAACAAGTCCAACACACTGGATCAGAGGCACTCACCCTCAGTGCAAACAACAAGATCCGTCTTAACTATAATCACCCAGTTAAACTTCTTGCGTGGAGAGTTATCACCTCTACTATGTCCGAGGCTAAGCTTCAGCTTAATGGACATGATCGTTTCTCTACACGTGATGCTGATTACTTCCATCTTGTACAGCCTATGGAACATGGTATGGGACAATCTAATGTCCTCGCACATGCCGCACGAACATATGGTGCAGTCGCAAGGCATACTGCAGCTGATCTCCAAAATACATTCATGTATTCTTTCTGTCTACGCCCAAAAGAACACCAACCAAGTGGATCATGCAATTTCTCACGAATTGATAATGCAGTCCTTCAACTAACTGAAGGTGGTACGGCAGCTGGAACTGTCCATATCTTCGCAATTAACTACAATGTCCTCCGTATCATGAGCGGTATGGGAGGTCTTGCATACTCCAATTAAATATAATTGGAAAATATTAAAAAAAAAATAATTAAATACTTTTTTTTTATTTCATATATTTAATGAATAAATATATGAAATATATAAAAAATTAGAAACAGTTAAAAATAATACATATGTATTACATATAATGATTAATAAAATATATACAAAAATTGCTACTAATAAATTAAAATTTAAAGATATACAAAAAAATAAGTGAATAAAAAATATAATATATGGTATGCTTAAAGTATTATAATTCGTAAGCTATTTGATATTGAGAAAATAATAATTTAGCTCCAATATTATCTAAAAATTCAGACACATATTGTCCTTTACCAATATTATTACAATTATCATCAATCATAATAATGCAACCTTTTTTTAGTTTAGGAATAATTGCACATAAT